GCCAGGTGTTGTTGTAGCCACGCTCAGTGTTGGTCCCGCGCCGCTCATCATAGGCAGCATCGGTCTTGGCCTTGTGGCTTCCACACACGGAGCATACGCCAGCTCGCACTAGCCCACGACAGCCAGGCCGCATACATGCGCTAGGTGCTCGCTGTGGCATCAGGATCCCATATCTACCAGTGGCGGTGGTAACGGTGGCCGTGGTGTTTTGGATTTATCTTCTGTCCATACATCCTCTACCACCTCAACCACGATCCCCAGCGCCGGGATGTGCTGGCCTTCTGGCACGGGATCGAACGATGGGTGATAGAACACATAGCCAGCATCTGCCATCTCAGATGTGATCAACGTGTTGACCAGCACCGCGTTTGGCGGAATGCCGGCAACGCATCGTAGTTTGCCACGCGACTCCCATCCGGTTGTCACTACCTGCAAGAACAACTCCTGACTGATTTTCACGATAACCAGTCGCCTGTCCTGCGTGCCGTCATGTTCTGGCATCTATCTGCGCTCCGTCTTTTCATGCGGCGACGGCCGTGGTGGCACCGGTGCCTTGCTTACTTTCGTCCGCGGCGCGCCGCACTGGCTACAAGTTTCCCCGTCGCCAAGCGTACCGCAGTAGCGGCAAGCCGACAGGTGGTTTGAACCCGCTGATTCTCGCGCGTAGTCATACACAGTGACCGTCGTGGTCTTAGTCATCCACGTTGGCGGTGGTGGCACATTCAGCCCCATGCGATTCCTCCATTACTCCCAACGCATCCAGCACAGCGCCGGCGTCCTGCGCTCGCACGAACGCAACGTCGACACGGCTCATAGCGTGGATGCCATCCTCCGCACCCAGCAGTTGCGTGTGCCGCACTACGATGTGCTGCGCATGGATGGTGCCGTCTGGCCTGCGCACGATCACCACGCCCGCCTTGCCTGCATAGAATGCGCCGTCCAGAGTCGTCAGCATGCGCTGTGCCAATGCCTCACTCACTAGCGCTTCGATGCGCGCCAGCTCCGCAGCCACGATGGCGTCGCGTTCATCGATGCGCGTCGTCAGCACTCGGATTGCGTGCTGCCACGTAATCGGCCCATCACCCCACGCTATCGCCATAGACTCACTCGAACAGTCCATTTCGCCGCTCGCGGTCGCTGATCTGCCCAGACATTGCGCACGCTACCCACAGCACGATCATCAGCCCGATAATCACGGCGATCAACCCCAACACAACCCACTGCCAGATGCTCATACAGTCAGTCCTTTCAGTTCCGTATTCGTCGGGTTCTGCCGTTGCGCCCCGGCAATCAGATCCGCTGTCCGTCCCGTGCGCGCCGCCCACGAAATCAGATTGAACACGCGCTCACTCAAATCGTGCCCGCCGGCGACCTGGTCGAGGTCGATGCTTAACTGAAATCGCGCCATTTGACGCAGATCCGGCTCATCAAAGGCCGCCAGCAGCGCGGCGTGTAGCTGTGCCGTTGGCGCTGTCGGGACGGCCTGCACGCCAGGCGCTGGCAATGGGTGCCCGGCCGTCGACGCCATCAGATCGATCAGTTTCATGGCCTCGCTGTACTGTTGCTGCCAGTAGCGCGCCTCGCCTGTCCAGTAGGCCGCGCACGATGGGTCTGCTTGCGCCATGGAATAGCAGCGCGTCAATAGGCGCCCTAAGCAATCGTGCAGATCTAGCTTGAGCTGCGCAACCGCCTCCAGATCGTGTCGCCATCGCCATGTTGCCCGATCTATTTCTCTAGCCAACCAAAACCACCAAGGAACATGATCAGCGACAGCGCAGTCAGGCCGGCTGCGCAGACGGCAGCGAAGGTGACCGGCATATCCCACAGATTCGCCGGCGTGGATGCGTTGACCAGCGCGACCATGCTCAACAGGACGGCCGCCACGAACGCCAGGAATCCACCGATCCACATTGCCACCACGGGCCGCTTTGACTTGATATGCCGAATGTCCGCTTCCACCCGATCAATGCGTGATTTCTGCGCATCGAGGTCCGCTACAATGCCGGGGAATCTGGACGCCTGGTCACCGTACAGTAGGCGTCGCAGCTCCGCTACCAGAATGCGTAAGTCATCCACGACGTCTAAGAGGTTATCGCCGGCCACGCTATGACCCGCCCTGCGTGCTGTTCCCCTGCGCACCGATCAGCGCAATCAGGCCGCCAATGCAAACGTTCCAACCAGTCCACAGTTGATCGGGCACAGCGTTGCCCCACACCGATACCAACGGGATAACGACCACCACGATTGCGAGTGCTCCGACCGCAATGAAGTACAGATTGATGGCACGCTTGTTCTTGAGAATGGTCTCCGGTACGGACGCCGGCTGGATGTCTTCGCTCATGAATGTCCCCAGAAAACGTGAATGGGCCGATCTATTAAGACCAGCCCATTCACAAGCAAAAAGGGTTGCCGAAAGGAAATAGAGGTGTAGTGGAGGTGCATGTCACGGTTGACCATAGTCCCCATAGGTCAGGTGGATGGCCAACAAAAAAGGAGGACGGCCTTTCTTGTTGGCCGTCCTCCAACTACTGCTAGTATATAGCACGCGTGTGCTACCTGTCAATGTAGTAAGGCATTTCCCGTTACGGTATTCGTAGCGCGATAATACCCTTACTTCGTACTTTCCCAGGGAACCAAGACATGCCTCATTACTATTACCACACTGATAGGCGTTCCGAACTCAAGCCCGGTCAGGTGATTACGATGGCCATGGATCGCACGGCCATCGCGCAATTCAACACAGATCGCGCCCAGTTCTTGGCCTCGCTGTTACCTGATGGCGTCACGCAACACGGATATGGCTATCTTATCGACAACCGCCTAGAGCCCGCTAAAGATACCAACGGCACGATCGAGGTGCTTGCCGAGTGGATACGCCAAGCCCGCTATCCGCTTCTGCCATCACGCTTACAGTCGTTTTTTGCGTGGCGCACTCTTGCTGATGCACGCTCATTTGTCCAACAGTTTGCGCTGGCAGCGCCGGCCGGCACGCGTACCGACTCCACGATTGTGGAAGTTGAAGCCGACGAACCAGTCTTTGAAAGCGACATGAAGCGCCTGAGCCTTGGCGTATGTTGGCTGGATGCCTTTGTCTTTCTGGATGCCTATTGGCGGCAGGACTACACGCCCGCTCCTGTAGTCGAGGTGCTGCTAAAGCCCCCTGTGCGTGTTATCCGTTCCATTTTGTGAGTTGGTTTGGAATCTGGCTTGTGAGATTCAACGCACGATCAATGGCATGAAGAGAGGTGGATCGACGCTGGGATCGGCCGTCCCGATCTGGATTTCCATTGCCCGGATGGCGTCGGTGGCCCGCTCGTTGTAGACGTAACGTTCGCATCCCCGGGGACCGTAATGCTCGCAATTCAGTGGAGATAGCGCGCTGCTATTCCCCACTTTGTCTCTCGCGCCAATGATGATAGGCAACCAACGGCCCTCAGCGGTATACCGCGGAAATCGAACTGCACAAGGAATGACAGCGTCTATAATGCCATCTTCGTGCACCCAGGTGTCACAATTTCTTTGCTCATTGTAGCCAAATTCATTGACGAAGCCGATTTGCAGGTAGTCTAGCCCGGACAGGTCGTCTGTCATCTGGACGCTCAAGGTGATCGTCTGTGCTGCCAACGCAGTGTCAATTGTCAGGCTGGGAGCCGTAGCACTTACGAACGCCGGCGGTGTGATGTCGCCACCCCAATCAGCAGCCGAAAGTACACCAAAGCATGCCACGGCCAACAGGACGGCTATGATCATTGCCTTCATAGGGGACTCCTGTCGGGCTACACGATTCCCGGGGCGTCATCTGGCAGCATAGCGAAAAGTGCCTTCTTTATGCGCGTAAGCTCAAAAGACATCTCTGCTACGATTGAAGTGGAAGTGCCAACGATGGTATTGATTTCCTCAAGCTCGATTGCTTGTGCAACCGCTGCATATGCAGCCGCCCTCTGCGCGTAGATGCTCTCGTGTTTGGGGTCAGTCTGCATCAGTTGGAGTGCCTTGATAGCGGACTTCGTATAAACGTTGGGTGATTCAAGGCTCATTGGTGGAGCTCCTGTGGGGCTACATTTTAACGTTTTGGGGCTTGACAGCATGCCTAGCTTGGGCGTATGCTATAACAGCAATCAAACGAATAGCTAGGGAGGATACAGAATGGCCGAGGTCACCGCGCCGCAGGCCGCCGAAATCATCGACATTTCACTGATGACGGTTCACCGAAAAGTTGACGATGGCACGCTAAGTGCTCGCCAACAAGGGACAAAGGATCGCAAATTCGTCTATGTTGATGTGGATGATCTTAGGCAGTTTGCCAAGACGTATGGCTATCGCTTCAACGAACGACTAGCCCAAGAGTACGCCAAGTGACCGACGGCCGTCCCGCCCCACGGACCAGTAGATCGGGACGGCCATCTCAATCGCACCTTGACAACCTAATAGCTATAGATTGTCTCAGCTTAACTTTTGCGCGTCACCGCGCTTCCGAACTCAGTACCCGCACGGGGATTCGAACCCCGGTCGCAGCCTTGAAAGCCCTACTACACGTCGCAAGGCCACGAATAACTAGGACACCCGTCAGGCGTCCTTTCCCTCGTGTGGAGTGTCTGAGTCAATGTAGGGCTGAGACACCCCCGCCAGTGGCGACACAATAACCTCTCTCAGATCGTCCACATCGGACAAATCGTAACGCCCCGTCATCGCCGATGACGAATGGCCCAACTGTTTCGACAGCAGCCGGCCATACGCATCGCCCCGATGTGTGCGGGCAAACCAGGTCGTGAAGTTGCGCCGCAGATCGTGTGGTCCCTGGATCCGGTCTTCCATGCCAGCCCGCTTGATCGCCCGTTTAACGATGCGATAGGCCGCCTGGCTGCCGATGCGCCGGTCGCCATCCGGAATCCGAAACAATGGCCCCGCTGGCGGCAAGGAATCGAGCAAGGCCGCCAGGTAGGATCCCGTCCAGGCATCGAAGGCCACCACCCTACCCTGCACTGCCCGGCCTTTGACCCGCTTCGCTTTCCGGATCGACGCTGTACCGGATGAATCCGCATCCATGCGCAGATCCGACACGTCCAGCCCAATCGCTTCAGACCGGCGCACGCCAGTCCCGATAAAGAGCGCAATCAGCGCCTTGTCTCGCAGTGGATAGATCGACTTTCCGGCAGCGAGCATCAGGGCAGACAGATCCTCAAGGCTGGCACGTTGGCGTAGGGGTGCAGAGCCGTCAGGTTTCGGCACCCAGACAGAGAAATCCCGCTGATTGGTGTAGCCCCGCTGAAACGCCCAACGTAGGCACTGGCGTAGCCGCCGTAGAACATCCAAGCGAGTGTTGTAGGCCAGTGGCCCGCCCCGATTGGACCGCGCAGAATTCAGCCAACGATTGAACTGGATCAGCGTGTCCTCGGACAACTCGTAGTTGTGCCAGGGACCGACATCAGCCCACCAGCCAGTGAAGTAGGACACTTTGTCCTTGTAGCCGTGGACTGTGGATGGCGGTAAATAGGACTCGCACCAATCAAGCCAGAGCTTGATCAGTTTGTCGAGGTGGCGCCCGTCAAGGGTGTCCTTTTCTGGCGCCAGATTGATGGAATGTTGCATATGTGGCCCTCCATGCGGGTTTTGTTTTGGGGAAACGCCCCCTTTTTTGGAGAGCACAGGAATCGACGGGATCCCCCTGTGCTCTCCAGTTTAGCACAAGCCACCAAGCATGGATGAGGGTAGTTTAGGAAAGCGTATGGTTGATCCCAAATGACCTAGTTTACAGAGGAAAACAGGAGGATGTATGAAGGCATCGATGAACGAACTGAACATCTTAGAAATAGCCAGCAAGCACATGTGGGCACTGCGCGTGGTGGAAGCCGACGGCGATGGCCCCGTGGATCTCACCGCGACACATGCATGCATGCTGTTGGCGTTGCGTGAGCTGGACCTGTACAACGTGGTCAAATCCGCGACGTCACCCATGGCGTTGGAACTGGACGATTTGGAGACCTACATCGCTGCGAATTACCCGGAACAATACGAGTCGCCCGCCTCCCTTGCGGAGGTAGCGATCAAGTTGCTCCAGGACCAGAGCACCATGATCAAGGCCAGGACGGATCGAATTTGGGAGTTAGAAGCGGAGGCCGCCAACTTTCAGGGGTTGCTCGACCTGGCGTATGCCCGTCCCGGCGCGTTCGGTGGCGCCCCGCAAGTCAGCGAACCCGCCGGCGTGATCGCCGTGAATGGCGATGGTGGCCACAGCACAGAGGTACTCGGTTGGCGTCTGGAGCCTAGCCCCGAGCAAAAAAGCGACCTCCTATGGGCAGCAACCGCCCAACTGGCGACAGAAGCCGCCAGGCTGTCCACTACCGCCGTAGTCGACGACACAGCGCCTATTCCCGTCGACAACCAATGCGACCACGACGACGGGATCGACTGGCAGGGGCTGCCTGCGGAATACCATGACACGATCGTTGGTCTGGTTGGTTGGCACTTGGAGTGGTCAAAACTGCCGATGGCGGCACGGCGTTCCATCGCGCTTTACGCCATCGCGTGGATGGCCGGTGAAGACGGCACGCTGACCATGGCGCAATTCGAGAGCCGCAAACCCGGGTGGATGCCCAGCGCCGGCGCCATAGCTCAGATGTTCAACCACCGATGGTCCGAGGTGATGAAAAGCGCGCTGGCGCACGCCCGGGTGGAATCATGATAGTCAAGTGCGTGCTGATCGTGGATAGCGACGGTACAGTCGCACTGCGAAAGAAGATGCCCTTCGTGGGGCAACTGCGGAGTGACCAGGTCGGGATCCCGTTGATGGTCAATGTGCCCCATGGCTGGTTTTACCAAACGACAAGATTGGTAACGATCGACGTGCCAGAACCCGCAGACAGGGACGATGCCCAGATTGAGATCGGCGAGCCGCAGCAAGGGGACGAAGTACCGGTGGAATCATGACCACGACCACGATCAAAGATGCCCGAGAGGCATATGCCACCATTCTCGCCACGCTGCGAACCGAACGCACCATGCGCGAGCGCGTGCTGCAAGAGCCGCGCCGCTCCAAGGCCATCAAAGAGATAGACGACGCCATTGCCGCGTTGCAGACGCTTGGCAAGGTGATCTGGGCAGCCGTTGACGCTGGCCTGCTGACTGCGGAACCAACCGCGGTTGAGTCCATGCAGGCACCGCTTTTGGACGTCACTGGGACGGTGTATCCATGAACGGAGTTACCTACGGAGTGACCTATGAAATCCAGACGCATGCGGACGTACGGGAAAGTCACGCGCCGCAGTACGCGCTGCTATTTGCGGCACGTGACCTGGCGTGCCAACCAGATGTTGAGGAGCCGGTGAGCGACATCCTAGCAGAACTGGACCGCGCGCTTGACCAGACACCCGAGCACGTGTACATGTGCCGCCCGTTGACCAGGCGCACCGTGGCGGCCGCCGCCGCAGAGATCCGGAGACTGCGCGCCGTGCTGGCTGTGACTACCTCCCCCGGCAAGACGCAGCCGGTCGCCGTGCTACTGGCGGCACTTGAGGCGCCGGCACTTACCGCCAGCGCTAACGATGTTCCCGACGGAGATCGACTATGAGACAGCCAACCCCGGATGTGCTGGGTGCCCTACTGGGCAACCTGAAGCACACGATGATCGACATTGCGGACATTCGCACGGACGGCGGGACGCAGATGCGCGCCGGCCTGAATGCGGAGACGGTTGAAGAGTACCGCCAGTGGCTGGACGAACTGGCGCGAAAGCAAAACGGCCTACTGGATATGCCGCCCGTGATCGTCTACCACGACGGCGAAACCTATTGGCTCGCCGATGGCTTCCACCGCCTTGAAGCGTGGAAGCAGCACGGCAGCTTGCCGACGGCCGTCCACGCTGACCTGCGCAGCGGAACCCGGCGCGACGCTGTGCTACATGCCGCCGGCGCCAACGCCGACCATGGCCTGCGCAGGACCAATGCCGACAAACGCCGATCCGTTGAAGTGCTCTTGCGTGATGACGAGTGGGCCAAATGGTCGGACGGCGAAATTGCCCGCAAATGCATGGTGTCACAGAACTTCGTTTCTACCATGCGTCGCGAACTGACTCAAATCGGATTTGAGTCACCGACTGAACGCAAGGGCGCGGATGGCCGGGTGTACAACACGGCCAAGATCGGCACTGAGAAGCGCGAGTATGTGGCCGTGTGGCAGTTGGAATCGCCAGTGCGAGCCTGGATCGAAAGACAGTGCCCGAACGCGTTTGGTGATCAGATCGACCTCGCCAAAGGGATGCAATGGATCATCAACGGCGAACGATGGAACGACATGACGGCTACCCTCCCCACGCCCTGGCGCATCGGCGATGTGAAGCAGGCGTGCAACAATGTGGCTGACCAGCTCCGACAGGAAGTCAAGCGCCGCAGTACCGTCACCCCGCCGGCGGCCGTCGACATCCCCCTACGCATGGTAGCCAAAGACGCCCCGTTACCTGGTGCCACCACCACCGACGGCGATGACCTGGTGGACCACACCACCGTTGCTGACGATGGTCGACCGGTTGACATTCCATCCAACCTGGCTGACGCCGGATGGAAAGCCGTCAAAAAAGGCCAGTTATTCAGCGCATCCAGCGCACGCGGAGATCGCATCGGTGGCCACGCGAGCTTCAACAACCTATGCGATGAAATGTACCGGATACAGCGCGAGCACAACGCGGCCACTGCCGCGGCTACCGCCATCCCTGCCGATGAGGGCCTCGGAGCCGCCATGGCCACCGGCGTGCCGGTGCCCGTGCGCCACGTGGTCGATGCGTTGCTCTATGAAGTGGCGGACCGGGCATATTCTGCGGACACCATGACCCTTGGCAAGTACAAGATTCGCAAGCCGTTTGCCTACGATGGCGCCTTTTGGACATGTCTTGGCGGGAGTAGTCAGGGAAGTCACCCGGAGAATGATATCTGCCAATGCCTGCGCATCCATCCAATCAGCGAAGAAATTGCACCAGGTGAGCACTGCCAGCGTTTCGAGCGTGGATACTACGATCCAGGCACGCCGGTTGCTTTTGGCCAGTTCCAGTATGTCCTTGGCGCGCAGTGGCTGATCGTGCAGCGCGGGCCGGTTGAGGCCCTCACCGTCACACCTGACGTGCCCGCCGGCAAGCCCATGATCGCCGTGTTTCGGACCGACGAAGAACAGGCCGCCGTGAATGCAGCGCGCGACCTCGCCGCGCGTGAGCAGGCAGCGGACGAAGCTGCCCGGCAGTTTGCCAAGGCCGCAGTGGCACCAGCGACCGCCAAGCCGTTAGTTGAGTGGACAGACGCCGATTGGGAAGCTGCCCGGCACGCCGACGTTCGGCCGCAAATCATCGCCACCGATGGCGAGGCGTCCGGAGCCACCGCCATGGCCGACGATGCTACCCGGGCAGGCATCGCCGTGATCGACGGTACTGCAGTAGCGTTGATGACCCAGCATCTACGCACCGCTGCGCTATCTCTGGGATCGGCGCGTGCGTTTCTGCCCTTTGGAAGCGAATGGCATGGTGCCATCGGTGTATTGATCGATGACATCAAGCGTATAGAGAAAGACGTCCGAAAGTGACTCTCGAAATTGTCGTTGCTGACATCAATCAATCATCGCTCTCGCCGACCACCAAGGCCAACGCCCTGGCACTGTTGCAGGCGACGCATGCCGACAACGGGCACGTGGCGATCAGTTGGAGCGACCTGGCTGCCATGTTCGGAGGCGTTGACTTTCGCGTCGTGCGACGCCACCTGGGCTATATGCAGAGCGCAGAATTGATCCACTACAGCAGCAACGGCGACGGGGTTGTATACGTGAATTTCAAGGCGTGGATTCGCAGATCGCGCGTGGGCGCGCGAAATACGTGCACTGAAGACACGAAAAACGTGCACTCAGTGCACGATCCGGTCGCGCCCAACCCGCCGGTCGACCAACCCGCCGATGACGGATCGCGCGTGGGCGCGCGAAATACGTGCATTGAAGACACGAAAAACGCGCGTGGGCGCGCGCTACCTCACACGCGTATTGGATGGATGGATGGATCTATATCCAATCCTACTGATACTGAGATCCATCCATCCATCCCGGCACCCGAACCGCACGCCCAAACGCCGGGCCGGGCTTTGCTCGCAGACCCTGATGTGCGCGTCCGCCCCGATGCCCAGTGTTTTGCGGACAAATACCCGTTCGCCGTGGTCCGGACCTGCGTCGCTGCCTGGTACATGAATCGCAAGGCGGTCAAAGGCAAACTCCAAAACGACGCGGGCATCGTCGTGCACTGGCTGAAAGAATGCAACGGCGTGCCCCCAAATGGCTACGACGCAGATGCCTGGCAGCGCACGGACCTGTACCGTCGGCACCGCACGCCAACGGAGATCGCCGCCGATGCCCAGGCCGAGGCAGACGCCGCGGCGCGTGAGGATGTACTCGCCAATAGGGTGCTACCGGACCCTGCCCCGCCCTCGCCCTACCTCGACGATGACCCGGCCTGGCAGCATCTGGCGCAACCGGGCACGAATTATGCCGGGCAACTGGCGGGCCTGGTGCGCATCGATGACGCGGCTGGCACGCCGGTGTACGTACTCGCAGCCCGTGATCCGACGCGCATCCAGTGGCTGGAGTTGCGAGTAGCCAAGCAAATGCAACGGGCGATTCAGGCTGTGATTGGCCGGCCAGCACTCGTGGAAATCGTGCCACCGCTAACGGAGTGATTGCGGGACCGCCCGGCGATAACGCGCCGGACAGTCCCTTAGCCAAGTGATAGGAGCACCTGACCTATCACATTCTACATCAGGCCGCATAGGAGGCGGCAGACCATGACAGACCTTCTCGCGCAAGTAGAACCAACCCAAGCGGACAGAGACGCCCGGGGCCGCTTCACCCGCGGCAACGCCGTGGCCAGCGATGGCGGCCGGGCACGAGCTGCCAAGCTCACGCCACGGCGCCGGCGCCAGATTGCCCGCAAGGGGCGCGCGGCCCTGGTGCGCAAGCACTTCCACGGCGATGACCGTGCGCAGCGCCACTACCTGGCAGCGTTGGGCGCCTACGCCTACGAAGTGCAGGCAGGGGCCTACGACCCACGCACGCCCCTGCGACCAAACGCAGCGCACCCCGGCCCTATTCAGGACTGGTTGGCCCACTACTGGACGCCCGGCCTGTTTGCCGGGGATCACATCGATGTTGACTTTTCTGGAGGATCACATGCGTAAAATCACCGTTGTGTTGCTTGTCCTAGTTGCCGGCGCCATCGCCTTTTACGTCGGCACCCGGCTATCCGCTGATGCGATTGGGATGGCCGTCGGCATGGTGTTCGGCGTGCTCGCCAGCGTCCCGACGGCGCTCTTGTTGATGTCTGCCGGGCGCAAGGGCGCCCCGGATCCGGTACAGGATACCCGCCAGTTGCCGTCCCCGTATGCGCCGCCCGTGATTGTGTGGCACGAACCGGCGCAACTACAGGCACCAGTGCAGCAGCAGCAACAGCGCCAGGCGCCCGCAGCGCGCAGGCCGGAACGATTCAGTGTGGTTGGCGAACACGAAGAATGGATCAAGGAGTGGTAGTCATGAGCGGTCAAAACGGCGGACAGGACGAAGGCTACAGTGGCCTTTTCTACCTGATGTTGATCATCGGGATCATCGGAGCAATCGGATTCGTAGTAGTAGCCGCAGGAGCGGGTAGCTGAACATGAAACAGAACAAGAGTTGGGTTCAACGGAAAAACGGCTTGCTTTTGGAACTGAAACAGATCTGGCGCGCGGCACGCATCGCGACCGCCCAACCACTGGCGCCGGCGTGCATTGAACAGGAGGAAACAATCGAAGCAGAGACCAGCGAGGATAGGGCGTTGCTTGTGCTTGATGAGATGCACGGTGGCATGGTGTTTGCTTTGCTGCGCAGTACGGATGACATCGATGCGTTACTCAACTACATCCAGTTCGCTGCGAACGTCGTCAGACAGGAACAGGCAGACCCCGTGCCGGCCGTCGTGTCCAGTGCGCTGACACAGCCAGGCGTAACCGTGCACTGGAGCATTCACCCTGACGTCTATTTCGCTGCCCAAAAGCAAACGCTCTAGCCCGCATCTTTGAGCGGATGGGCTAGAGCGCCTGTGAAGTGTTGCCAGCGACGATCGTACCATACATCGTCGCTGGCGACCATCTGTTGAAGGACGGTCGCATGCTCGACAAACTGTTTACCCTGATCGCAATAATCATCCTGGTCCTGGTAGCCGGCGCCATGATCGCCAACTGGGACAGCATGACCGCCATCGGCCCGGCCGTCGGCGACGCTGGCAGCCAGGCTATCGCGCTGATGTTGCTGTGCGCCCGCGTAGTGCTGGTGCTTGGCGTGGTGGGTGCGCTGCTGATTGGTGGCATATGGGCGTGGAGCAAGTGGCAGGAGGATGCACGCCAGCGTGACGGCAGTCACCGCCTGCGCAAGTACCGCGTACGGGACGCGGTCACGGGCGACTTGGTTACGGTGCTGGTCAATCCTGATCTGATGGTGACGCCGGCGCTGGCCGTCTCTGGGCGCGGCGTGCACGAACTGGGGAACCTGCCAACGAAGGTCTACGAAACCCAAGCGAAGGAACGGGCTCGCGTATCGGCGATGCAGGCGCTGGCACCGGGCGACAAAGCGATCATGTCATCCAACGGCAGCATGTACCGGCCCGCTGGCCTACTAAGTGGCGCGGGCAGGATGTGGAATGGCAAGGACAAACAGGTCACCGAACAGCGCGAAGAGAAACCAGATCCCCAGCTGGCACCACCATCCACGCCGATGCTGCCGCTTATGGACGCCCTGCGACACTCAACTCCGGATCGATTCGTACTGGGCTACAATCAGGAAATGCAAAAGCCCGCTGTTTGGTCTCCACGCGAGCACCTCAACCTTGGCGTGTTTGGCGTGAGCGGCACCGGCAAAACCAAATCGACGGGATTCCAGGTCATGCTGATGGCCGCCAAGCATGGCTACCACGTGATTTGTCTGGACCCCAAAGGCGGCGCCGATTTTGGCCCATTTGCGCCCCACGTCGAATGGCAGCCGTCCGACGCCTACACATTCCCCGATCAACTGAATGCGATCTACGACGTGCACGAAGCGCGCCACCGCATCATGAAGGATCGCAATGTTGGCGAGTGGCACATGCTGGGCAGCCAGGCCGGTCCGGACATCGTGCTGGTCCTAGAAGAATTCGGCACGATGCGCGAGGAGATCGCCAGCCGCAAGGGTGGTGGCAAGACACTGGCCAGCGTCGATCACACCGTCGAAATGATCTTCCGCCTGGCGCGCATGACCGGGATCCACGTTGTGATCTTGGATCAAGCGCCCGAGAAACTGGATCCGGTGGTGTTGGGTGGCTGCAAGTTGCGCCTCGCCTACCAGCTCGAATCGTCGCAGGCAAGCCGTCTCAAAGAGTACGAAGCAGACACGCTGCCTGCGTCCGGCGCATTTATGGTGCATCGCAAACCGTACCAATCGTGGCTGGTAGCGACCGAACTGCCACGCCTGCTGCGTTCGGTGCCACCGTTCGCTCACCAGCGTCTGCTACCCGCGCCGAACGCCCAACCGAACGGCACCGAACGCCAGTCACCAGAGGTAGCGAACGACCGAACGCCACCGAACGCACCGAACGATGGGCAGGGAACGGCCCCAATACCCCCCCTCCCCGAGCCACCGTTCGACGTTCGGTCGGCACCCAAACGGGATCTGATATTCTGGTGGCGCGACAACTACAAGACTGGCAGCCAGGCGGAATTCCGCACTTGGCTGGCTGACCATGGTGGCAGTATTGCGAAGGGTTACATCAGCGATACCTTTGCACTGTGGGCACAAGAGCGGGCAGGCACGCTCAGTGCGACTGAAACTATATCGCTCGATCAACTACGTGCGCAGGGCCTGGACATCCGCATCGAAGGCGCTGGCGGAACATACGACTGGGACGCCAAAGAATGATCATCGAAAACCTGAAGACTCAACTACTCAGCACGCTAATGCCGGATGCCCGCCTCGCTGACTCGTGGGCTAAGTTTGTTGTCGAGATCGACTACGACAGCAAGAGCGGCTACATGTACGTTGGCGGCTTCATCGGCGATCAGGCAATCGAGCTTGACGACCGTCCTCACGTCGTGTTGGTGCATGGTGCATGGCGTGACAACTCAGAACCTCTCATGTATGAAGACGCACGCCCGTTCATCTGGCTTCGCTACGCCGCCGCCATTCTGCATCCAGACGGCAGGCTTGAGCGCACGCAAATCATGCGCGAGTTTGAGCCTGACCGCAAGGCCGGACGATGGGGCCGCAAGGACAAAAAGTGGGCGCTCGTGATGCGCGACGAGATCGCCGAACTGGTTGCCCACGTTGCCGGGCTGGAACCGAACCCGTTGGCTGCCTATGACGATATGGAGCTGCTGGCGGAAATGGCGCGGCGCGGGTACACACTCACACAACTTGATCTGGACGTGGATCCGGACGCCCCAGCGCTGGCGAGCGTGCGTGAGCTGCGTCGCTATCTACAGCAATTGGCGGCGCTGCCATGAGAACAGACAGAGGCTATCCGGGTGGCAAGGGCGGCGCCGGCGTCTACCAGACAATCATCAATCACATGCCGCCGCACGTGACCTATGTTGAAGCGTTCTGCGGATCCGGCGCCGTGCTGCGCTCGAAGCGCCCGGCTATGCACAACGTAGCCATCGACCGCAGTGCCGAGGCGTTGACCGGCGTTGTGGCCACCATCGTTGGTGCCGGCGATGCCTGCCGGCGCATTGCGTTGAGTGTCGCCGACAGCACCGTCGTGTCTGTCGATGATGCCGACGGGAAAACGTGGGAATTCGTACGCGGCGACTGCCAGACCTGGTTGGCGCATCGTCGGTGGAACGGTAACGAGCTGGTCTACGCTGACCCGCCGTATCTTCGGTCGGTGCGCGCATCCGGCAGACTGTTCTACGATTTTGAACTTGCGGAAGACCATGAACATGAGCATCTGCTTAGGTCATTGCTCGCACTGCGGTGCATGGTCATGATCTCCGGTTATTGGTCGGAGATGTACGCGGACATACTCGCAGGCTGGCAGACCGTGACCTACCAGACAACCACATTGGGCGGGACTGTGGCAACCGAATGGCTGTGGATGAACTACCCGCTACCTACCGCCCTACACGATTATCGCTATCTGGGCACAGACTACCGCGAGCGCGAGCGCATCAAGCGCAAGGTGACGCGATGGCAACGGCGCCTGGCTGACATGCCAAGGTTGGAGCGCCAGGCGCTCTTAGCCGCACTACAAGGTGAAAAATGATAAGCAAGCAAACTAGCCAGGCACTGGCGGTTCCATGGTGGGCGCCGATCACAATAATGATTGGGAGCATCGTCCCACCGTTGATCGTCGTATTCGTCGCCGCGCAATTTGGATTTGCACCGGCGATCTGGACGGCTGTGGCCGTGATGTTATCCAACACCGGAGGCAGAGTAGCGCGCCGGCATCTGGGAGGGCACCAATGAAACCGAACGACGAAATTGCACTCATCAACCGATTTTTCAGAGACTACAAGGTCAACGCCACTGTAGCCGAAACCGGCAGCCATGTGGCAGGCAAGAGCTACATTGTCTTCAACATCGCACTGAAGGCCGGCGCGCGCATCGTCGCCATCGAAAGCCGGCTGCGTGAGCTTGCCGAAATGCTCAGTGCCTACCGCGGGCAGCCCACGCCTATTCGCTTGCGCCACATGCCGTTGGCCTTGGAGATTCCCCACCCACGCCCCCAGCCGGTGTTGATGCCAGCCGCGGCGCGCCGGCCTGGGCACGTGATGGCACTGGGACAGAGTTACGCCTTCGATGGCACTGTTTCGGAGGAACAGATCGACTTGCGCACGACGCCCCACATGCTGATCGCCGGCGCCACGGGCAGCGGCAAGAGCGTGCTGCTGACATCGATGCTGTGCAGTCTGTGCATGGACACTGACCCGGCAGAGATTGACCTGGTATGCGTCGATCTCAAGAATGAGGACCTGGTGCCGTTTGAGCACTTGCCCCACGTCGCGACCATGGCAACCAATAGCCTGGCTGCCGAGGAGGCGATAGCCAACGTGTACGCCACCAAGGAACAGCGTGTGCGCACGGGCAAACGGGGCAAAAGAATGGTGCTAGTCATCGATGAGTTGGCCGAACTGGCGCGGATGAAAGAGCCGATGAAGCAACTGGCGTCCATCCTCGCCATCGGGCGCTCCAAGAATATCAATGTACTCGCTGCAACTCAGAAGCCCTTGGGCGCCATCGTGGGCAGCGTCGCCAAGGCAAACTTCACATGCCGCCTGATCGGCCGCGTCATGTCACCCGATGATAGCCGGGTGGCCGCGGGCATATCCGGCGTCGGTGCGGAGTTCCTGCCGGGGCACGGTGCGTTCTTGCGCGTGGAGGGGATGGACGTGCGCAGGTTCCAGGGTTACTACGTCGACGATGTGGACTCGTGGATGCAGCCCATTGCCGATCGCTGGTACAGGCAGCTAGAGTTGCATAAGCCAACGTAGCGTTGAATTTCACATGATAGAATCAAAGGCGCCGATCACGATGATCGGCGCCTTTGATTTCTGCGACCCTGCTGCCACGGATGGTATCGCCTACGCACTATGCACTCAGATATGCAATCGAGCCATAGAGTGACCCGTTGTTATTGAAGTGGGTATTGTTTAATTGCGACAATACTCCACTGATCGACTCCTGGTAAATCTTCAGTTCAGCCACGTTTAGCGTTCCGATCGCTACCACGCGATTGCCCGCCGTAATGGAGAAATTTTCGGCAATAAGTGAGACTGGCTGAACTAAGTTCGCGACATTGGATACCGCGTAGGGCAATCCGTCCAACGTCGCTACGCCAGTCGAGGATCCTTTGTTACTGACGGAAATCGAGAACGTCGCTATGACGAAATAGACCGATCCGATGCCGATTCTAATGTACGTACCAACCGCGGCATAGTAGGTTATGCCGACATTGGCCCCGCCAAATTTAATCGCTGGCGTCCAACTCCCAACGTTGGCGAGCGCCGCCATCCCCGTCGCCGGCACGGTCAACGTGAAGCCACCAAGCGCGATGGTGCCGCCGCCCGTGATCATGGCGCCCAACAGGTTGGCGACCTGAATCTTTTTGAACTGCCCCGCGCTGAGATCCCAAATGCCAAGTTCGTCGTTCGTTGCCGGGCTGGTCAGTTCGGCAAGCGCATCAACTGTTTCAACTGCCATTGGTCTGCTCCCCCGCAGGCACGTAGCCCACGATCACATCACTCAGCACATAGCCATCCGGCACGGAGTACATTGCGCCCATCTGGGCTGCCCAGATGGCAAATTCGTTCTCTGCCACGTGCACGGCGTCATGCGCCATTTTCTGCGCACGCACCAGGCGCAGCCCTTCCCGCTGATCTTCCATCGCCAATACAATTCGTTGCGGAGTCATCTATATACCTTTCAACTAAGTGCCAGGGCCTGGACGGTTGGCACCACCACCAATTGCGCCTTGATTGTTGCCGCTTTGCCGGTCGCGCCGGTGCTCTTGCGCCGGATCCGCAACAGGTTATTCGCCGCCAGCGGTCGCAGCGTCGTACTGTTTTGCAGCAAGGCTGTCAGGTCAACCCGGTGGCGGTTGTCGCCGAGCGTCGTGTACCCGTTCACCCCCACTGCGAATCCGTACCAGGTCGCACCGTCAAGACTGTATTCCAGGTCGGTCAACGCGAACGTGTTGGCTGCTACATCACGGAAAATACCGTAGAGGGTCGTAATGGCCGCGGTAAACGTGTGGGTGTGGCTGATGTCGTGGGTATGGGTAATCGTGTGGGTGTGGCTGCCCAGGGTATGCGTGTGGCTGCCCAGGGTATGCGTGTGGCTGTTCAGGCTGTGCGTGTGACTGTTCAGCGTATGAGTGTGGTTGTTCAGGGTATGAGTGTGGCTGTTCAGACTATGGGTATGATTGTTCAGACCATGCGTGTGGTTTTTCAGCGAATGAGTGTGGCTGTCGAGGCCGTGGTGGTGATTGTCGATAAAATCAGACCGGACTTTTTGCTGTCCAACCCCACCCATTGGTGCGCCGAAATAATAGGTGCCACCTGTCACGTAGATGTAGACGGGCGATCCGGATGGATTGCCGATGTCTGCGATGTTGATATCGTGCCGGTGCGAGCCGCTACCCCAGCCGCCGCCGCCACTGACGTTGGTTGCGCCAGTGGTTTCGAGCGTTCCGCTTCCATCCGATTGGTTATCGGACGGCGTGCCTGATGTGTCGTTAGAGGGCGTGCCCGAGTTGGTCTGGGACGGCGTGCCTGATGTGTCGTTAGAGGGCGCGCCCGAGTTGGTCTGGGATGGCCCGCCTGATGTGTCGTTGGATGGCGCGCCCGACGTGTTGTTGGATGGCGCGCCCGACGTGTCGCTGGATGGTGCGCCCGTGCTGGCGGCACCTGATGCGCCGGAATTGCCCGTGTAACTGGTCGAAATCGTGCCGCCAGTTTCCTGTTCCAGTGCGATCGTTTTGACTGTCGATTCCAGCGCCTTGATCTCAAAGTCAAACGTCACCCTCACGAGCTGCGTGATGTGCTCGTCAAAGCGCCACCAGAATTCCGCCGTTTCTGTCTGGTCGACCGTTTCCGAGTAAGGGATCACGTAGTGCGTCACGTTGACCTGTGGGTGCGCCTGGTAGACGTTGCCATTGGCGACACCTTCCACCAAGGCCGCCAGGTCGCTGTCTGGCCAGGCATCGACCGCGCTCACGGTCAGCCCAGCCGTGCGCACGCCCGCCGTGTCCCCGCTCCAATCGACCGCCAGCACGATCAGCGCATCGTCGATATCGATGTTGCTGGCCACATTCTGATAGCTGACGCGGATGCTCTGTAGCGGTCGCAGCAAGACGGGACATTCTGCGACGCTGAGCTTGTACGTCACCAGTGGCGCCGCATGGGCATCCAGCCACGCCAGCGCAGCGTCGTAGAGCATATTGGCAGCCGACAGCACGTCCGCCGTGGTGCTGCTGATCGGTGCGATGTCCTTGAATGACACGACCAGTTCGCAGCGCCCGTATGCCGTTTCTACGCCATCATTGCGCAGGTAATTGGTGGTCGCATCCAGCGTGTAGCCGGACGCAGCCGTCCGTGTGGTGGCGCGCAAGGTCAGGCTTGTCAGGCTCTGGCCAGCCCCCACTGGAATGATGCGACTGTATAGATCGTAGCTGCTGGATTCCAGGCCCATGGCCACAATTGCGCACTGCCCAGTGCCCAGATCGTCCCCGGCCGCCACCGCATGCACGCCCGAGGCCGTAGCCGTCGACACAAAGGCCAGCGTGCGCCGCCCCGTGATCATGAAGTGGCTGCCACTGCGATCCGCCAATGTGGCCAGGGCCGCCAGCACGCTTTCACCGCCGAACTGCCCGTAGATATTGTTGTTGGCCGGACTGGCGTCCGCCGTGATGGTCCACCCCGCCGGCGCAAACGCAGCCACGGCCGCCACCGCCTGGCTGTGCGTCATCGGCCCGCCCGCACCGTCGGAGAGTGCCAGACTGCCCACGGAGCGCCAGGCCAATTCGCGGATCAGGTCGCCACCGCCTACCGTGGCCATCACGATCCCATCGTCGCCGATCTCCGTGCGGATGCTGTCGATGGGTCCGCCGCCAACCCACGCGTAAGCGCCAGCCAGCCAGGCGTAAATGTGGCCATAGCGCCGCGGCGTTGCCTGTGCCATCTTGACGTCGGACAATGGCGCGGTAAACGACCACTCGCCCGCGCCATCCATGAGCGCACGCACGCGCCAGCTCGAGGCCGATGTAATCGGTCCCGAACCTACCTTATTGCCTGCGGCGTCTTCAATGTCGACGTAGAAGATCAAACGATCACCTTATGCCGCTTCTGGCGTTTTGACGATGCCTGCGAACGCATCCCAGTAGGTGTTCAGCGTGTACTGCAAATCCGAGTCGGTAAAATTCTCGACCAACGCCGCGTTGCTGGCCACCGCCGGTGCAAACGCACGCGCCAATCGGTTGGAGTCTAACAGCACCTCGCGCGCCAGTGCCGCCCGTTTGCGCTGCAATTCGATGTCCTCGGGCGTGTTGGCGGGCACCAGCGCCATCACCTCGATTGCGTGCGTCACCGCCGCCTGGCGTACCTGCATTTGAAATTCGCCGCTTTCGGCCCGTGCTACCTGTTCAAGAAAGTTCATCAGATCCCCCTGCTACACCCATTGATCGTACCAAGATAGGGCGACTGTGCCCGCCCCGTTACTCTCTACCACCACCGGCGTGAGGCCTTCTGCCATCGGCAGCCATCCCTGCGCGGTGTGCCCACTGCCCAGGGCAAAATAGGCGTAGGCGTTGGCGCCGTCGACGGTCACCGTCTGCGCGCCACAATCAATCGCTAGCGTCTGCCCGGCCGCCAGCGCGCCCGTGTAGCGCAGATCAATCCCGGCATGCAATGCCTTGATTGCCAGCGACGTGATAGCCCCGCCAGCCACAACCGTGATGATTGCATCCGTCACCGGCACGTTGCCACCCGCGGTCACGTTAGCACCCACGGCCCCACCCGACACCAGCGTCTTGCTGACCGTGACGGCCGCCGCCGCCCGCCATGCCGCGTGGGCCGTCTCAAACTCCAGGTCAAGCTTGGCGTACATCGCGCGCTGTTCGGCGTCCGAACGCTCCGCAATCCGGAGCAGGCGCGCCGTCTTCCACTGCACAATGGTGGTGTCATCCCAACGCCGTCGGTAGATGGTGCCGCGCACACCCATCTTGGCGCGGATTGCATCCACCTGGCGACGCAGGTAGCCCTGTGCTGTTGCCGTGAGAATGAAGACGCCCGCGTGATCGACGATGTACTTGCCGTCATGGCTTACCAGCAACACGTCCCCGTCCGCCGCCGCATAGATGCCAGCGACGGTGAACTTGAGCGTGTTGGGCAGCCTACGCCGCGTGCCGTACACGTCAAACGCGCCGCCGATGCTGTCGCGCAGGGTGCTGGCCACCGGCCCGGCGTCATGCGTAGCCGTCGGGTTGTATAGTGGCAGTGGAACGCTATCGAACTGGTAAATCTGGTAGACAGCCATCGATTACCGCATTCCCTTTGATCGCAACGCAGTGAGCAGCCCATCCCGGGCAGCGAGCCCCACGCCCGTGGCATCCTGGTAGCCGGACACGTTGATCGTGATGTTCATGGCCCCGGCCCCGGCCGCCGCGGGCATGGGCAGGTTGAGTTGCGGCACGGTGAGCGCAGCGGCGCCGCTGATGCCCTGTTGGATCATGCCGACCATGGCCTCGCCAGACCGGGACAACCCGCGCAGCGGGCTATTCGGGTCTCTTGGCTCAGAGAAGGGCAACTGATTGCGTAATTCCTGCAACCGGTCACCAAACCAATCCTGTAGCCCACTCCACGAATTGCGCATGCCGTCCCAGATGCCATCCACGATCGTTTGGCCGATCCCACCCCAGTCAATTTGCAACAGCGCTTGTCCCAGTTCGCGGAAGACGCGCTCCCAGTAGATGCGCCAGTCATTCAGGATGGTGCGAATGGTCTGCCCGGCGCCATCAAAATCCCCGGTCAGTAGTTGCAGTGCTACCTGCACGATGTTGAGGATGGTCTTGAACTGGGTATCCCAAAAGGCAGACAGCCAACCAAACAACGTCGTGACAATGGCCGTGATGCGCTCGCCATGCTGCTGCCAGAACGCATTGATCGCCGTAATGACCGTCTGCACGACCTGCTGGATGCGCGGCATGTTGTTGTAGAACCAAGCCGACAGATAGTTCATTGGCCCATTCGTCTGCGTGGTTAGTGTCGCCCCAAAGGACGTGAACCACGCCCGGGCCTGGTCGATCATCGGCCCGACGGATGTTCTGATAATGGCAGCAATCGCATCCATCGCGGGCACAACCTGCTCGGTGATGAATGCCGCCAGTGGTGGCAATACCTGCTGCGTCAGATTGTTCATGGTCTGCACGAGGGCCAACTGCACAGGTAGCAGCGCCTGGCCAACTGTAGCCGACAGGTCTTTCCACTGCGCGTCCATGATGCGTTGCTGATTCGCAAGGCCGTCCGACGTCTTGGCAAAGTCCCCTTGCGCCGTTTTTGTCTGATCGAGGATGATGGCATAGCGTGCCTGTGCCAGCATGGCCGGCGTCAGCGCGTCAGCCGTAGCTGCCAGCCCCATTTCCAGGGCTCGCGCTGTCACCGACGCCGCGGTCATGTTGACGCCAAGCGCCTGCATTGGCTCCGACTGTCCGAGCATGCCCGCGCGCAATTTTTCCAACGCCACCGCAGGATCGATGTTGTTGAAGCTAGCCAGGTCACCCGCGAGCTTGACCAGGCCCATTGACATATCGGCCGACGGTGCGCTCGCCATCCCCATCGATACAAACAGGTTGCCAAACGTCGACGCTGCCGCCAGCGCCTCGCCTTTGGATTGCCCCAGCGCCGTGGCTGCGTTTTCGGCCCACGCCATTACGGCCGCCGAACTGTCGCCGAATACAACACCGGTCTTGCTCACTGTCTCATTCAGGTCCGACGCCGCGCCGACAGAATCGGCCATGAACTGCGTCACCTTGCTGGCCGCGTCCATGACGACGTTGGCGACGCCCATACCGACGGCCATGCCCACGCCCTGCATGACGTTGCCCAGCTTGCCGCCCCAGCCAGAGACGTCTTGCTCGCCTTCGTCGAGACCCTTTTTCAGTTCCGAGTTATCGGACCGCAAATAGGCAGTGGCATCAGCCAGTCGTGGCATCGTTCTGTCTCAGGTCGATCTGCTTTACTGAAAATCCCAGCGCCGAAATGTCGACTTCGTCATCCGGCAGCACGTCCGGCTCAGTTGCACCGAACACCTTGGCTAGTTCGTTGGCGACCATTCTGGCCTCCAGTCGTTTGCGTCTGAACCAGGCGCCAACAAGCTGCCCCTGCGTTACTGGATGGGCGTCAACCATGCTGGGGTACACCGCCAGCATCAGTTCGTCGAGGTCGTCTCTTGCAGTTTCTGGACTGCCCCATTGGGCGGAGACGTCTCCCTCATCCCGAAAAAAAGGGTGATCAACGCGAGCTGCGCTTCCTCTGGGAATGCGTGATTTTCGATCCAATCACGTTCCAACTCCAGGTCCGGCGCGTAGCCAAGCACGGCGTTGAGCATTGCCATGGGATCGACAAATAATGCATTGGCGAAAGTAAACTTGACCAGTCGTTCTGGCGTGGGATTGGCCATCCCTGATGCCATATACAGTTCGGCTACTGGTTCCACCAGCGGACGTGCTGTTTCCAGCCAACGCGAATGCGGACGGATGGGCAGGCGCTCCACGGTAAACGTGCGCCCGCCCAGCACAATTGGGATTTGGCTCATAGACTCCTTACGATGTCTTCCACGCCGTCACGTTTTGGAACTCGCCGATCTGTTCGCCGGCGGTCTTGGTCGTGTCCGCCAGCGCCGTGATTTTCAACGGGATGCCCGCCGCGGCCTTTTTGCTGAATTCCAGTTTGCCGCCCATCTGCAAGGTAACCCGGTACAGGATCAGGCGCGTGATCAACTTGTTGTTGGACGCATCCAGGCGCACGGCTTCGAAGCCAACCTGGTATTCGGGCAACAGGATATCCCCGCCGAATTTCAGCGTGTCAAACCCGTGCTGGTTGGCAGCGGCCGCCACGGTGGCCACCGCGCTGCTAGCCGACATGGCGTAGCGCAGGTTTGCCGCCGTGATCTCTGCCAGCACGGTCTCCATGTCGACGGTGTCCTTGGTCACAATCTGTTTGACGATGTTGGCGATCTGTTCCACCTCCATGTCAAACGTCTCGCGGTTGACAGCGACCGCCAGCGGCGCCCCCGTAAACCCCAAGTCGGTCCAGCCAGCTCCCCATGCCGCCCCGGCCACCACCGTTGTTTCATCCGGCAATGCCGTCCCTTTGGCCGAGATCCAGAGCGCCGCCGGCGCCGCCATCAAGTTCGCTACAGTCCCCATGTTCTACTCCCCTCCCGTTTCCCGGGAAACCAGTTATCCGCGTGCCACCACGGCTCCATACCGCAGCAGTTGAGCCCACTCCGATACGCTCGAATCGTTGGACGTATCCCAGTCCTCTTGCGCCAGGCTCATGACGCGCGTGCCGCCGCTGATACCGCCCATGCCATTCAGGGCGGCGTCGGCCGCCACCGCCAGCGCCAGCGCGCCAGTGTCGGTTGACGCAAAGCAATGCACGTCCACCGTTGCTGGGCTTACAGGAGCGGACCCGTCGATCTGTTCCCCCAGGCGAACGCCATAGACGATCAACGGCAAGGCCGCATCGTTGGGCGCCTCATCCTGATAGATGCGCGTCGCCACCAGGCCAGCCACTGCCACATTGCCGGTCAGCAGCGAGCGCACGATTGCACTGGCGTTGTTGGCACTCACTTGCGGCCGTCGCTTTCCAGGCGCTTATTGAGTACGGCCGCAATCTCATTCGCCATCGTGTTCATCGATGCGTCCAACGCAGGACCGAGGAATGGTTTGCTACTCATCCGGTTGTAGCGACTGTGTGCCCGGAACTGTCCGCCGATTTTCAGCGCCTTTCGATTTCTGCCGTTGTTGCGGTAGACGCGTCCTTCATACAGCACAGATCCATAAGGCAGAATCTGACCGCGCTTGCGTCGGCCTGACTCAAGCAAGTGCGCGTGGGGTGCCGTAAAGCCGATGACCGCGCCGCCCTTGGGTGGTGTTTTCTCCTTGCGCCAGTAACGCCGCTTGACGTAGGTCGAGCGGGATCCGGTCGCCACGTAGCCAGATTTGGCCAGATTGCCCGTGCGCCCACGCGGCACACGCTGTTTCGCCTCACGCAGCACGACCTCACCCGCGGCAAACATGGCCTCATTGCCATGGCGTTCGACAATGGCCATGAACTCATCGCCGTACAGGTCAACGTCAACCTTTTGAATGCCACGCTTCATTGACTTGCGCTTTGCCATCACAGCACCCGACTCTCGCCAACCAACTCAGTGCAGGCCAGCACGATCAGCCGCATGCGGTTGTCCGGCTCACCAATGGAGGTTATGCCGAAATAGCGCGTCACGCCCTGCTGCGTCCACTTGACCCGGCTCTTGGTGGTCACCGTGGTGCCTGTCGGCAGTGGCCAGCGCAATTCCACCTGGTGCTGTGCGACCGGGATGATTTGCTCGCTGATGTTGCGCTCATCACCACCCACCGTGCGCACCGTTGCGCGTAGGGCTGGCGAATCCGTCCAAGACGGAATCTCCGCACCCAGTTCGGACTGGGTAGTGGTCGGCGCTTGCAAGTAGATGACATGGCGCAAGTCGGCGATTTTCATCCGGCCCAACCCCATCGGCTCTTGATTCTCGCCAGCACGTTCTGGCGCTGCGCAGCGGCCTGGCTGCTCAACATCTCACGGTTCTCATAGGCGATGGCAACCAGGGCCATGATGTCCAGCTTCCAGTCGCTGGGCACGTTGGCGGCCGCACCGTAGCCAGCCACATACCGCACGCGGACTGGCGAGTAGGCGCGCATGCTGTTGCTGGGCCATGATGCAGTTGCACCAAGAACGATCAACGCTGGCGCCGTGTCTATGATGGCAACATAATCGCCAGCCGGCATTGTTTGCAGCACGTTGTTTTCGTCGTAGTACGCCACGCTGATCACGGACTGCACGGGTGGCCACCACAGCCGAATCACGTTGTCCCTGGGCCAGCCAGGCAGCGCCAGGCTTAGGGTTTGCGTGACCAGTGCCCGCGCCCCATAACCCTGCACCTCGTCGATCGCTGCGTTGATGAGCTGCCCGATCAGCACGTCGTCAAGTGTGTGATCGACGCGTAGCATGGTTTTGGCCTCAGCCACGGACACCGCCGGATCTGCCGGTGGCGTGACTACGGTCAAACTTGCAGGCTCGTCGGGAAAGACGGGCAGGGATGACCCCGCCCGTCCGTAACGCATCCAGGTCACTTTGCGATGGCCTTTGCCGTGATAGTGATTGTCTCCGTGTTCGCCACGTCCGCGAGCAGACAGAAATACCTGCCGAACGTCTGTACTTGCTGCATATCGGTGGCGTCCGCGGCGTTACTTGCCACCACATTGACCCCGCTCACCAGCGTCCCGCCGTCGACGCTCCATTTGGTCGTGAGCGTGGTCGTGTTGGTCGTTCCCTGATCAATGGTGTACTGCACGTCAGCCAGCGCAAATGCGCCCACATCGAAGCATGTAGATGTGGTGTCCTGCGTGATTGGCCGCGTGGCAAACAGATCGAACACCTTGAACGCACCGCCGTTACCCGGCCGCGTGATCGAGATCGGCGTCGGCGCGGCGAGTGGCGCACCGGATACCGGCGCTTGTGGCAGCAACGCCGTAAACAACAGCGCGCACAGCAGCAGCGCCACCATGCCTGTCAGCATTACCTTGGCTCTCATGTCGTTACTCTCCCTTTGCGGTTGCCCGCAGTTCTGGTCTCAAGCGGCGCCAGCGCGTCTTCCGGCGTCTGCACGGTGACCGGTGGCTGTGCGATTTCAACTGCCTTGCGCAGGGCGATCAACTGCCGTGCCTGCATGGCGTCTACGTCAATCACCTCACCCGCATCGACCGCCCGGGCCGTCCCGCCTACTGGCACTGCTATCGTGTTGCGCACAATCTTGATTCTCATGTCACTCCCCACAGTCGGGGCGAGGGGTTAGCCCCGCCCTTACTGCAATCAACTCTAGCTGGTCTTGGCGTCCATGCAGGCTGCAAAAGACTGCACGTGGCGCAAGCCGATGTCAGTCTCCACGATGGCCGCGACGCGGACCGTACCCGTGCGGTTGTCAGGGATATCAGCCGTGATGTCGATCACGCCCCACAGGCCGATAACCAGGTCGCCCCAGTTACCGAAGAAGATCCCAGACAGGTCGGTCGATTGCCCCTTGGTGATGTCCCCGCGCACCTGGTTGGTGACCCATGGCTGATAGCCGTTCAGTAACCCGTCATCGTCCCAGATCATGCGGCTGTCGGTCGCTGCGACCTTGCTCGCCTGCTTCAACGCACCGCGGACCTTGGCGTTGGTCATGTAGCCCATGCGCCCAACATCCGCATTGTCCACCGCAACTTCCGTTTCGAGGTTGACAATATCCTTCCAGATGAGAGCAGTGCCATTGGCGTTGACCCCGTTGTTGGCCGCCCCGCCCGCATAGACCATGCCAATGCCGACGGTATCCGAAATGCCCTTCGGCGCGTTGTTCAGCCCGTCGCCATGCAGCGCGGAATAGTCGATGCCCAACTGCACGGCGGCCGCCAGGTCGTCCCGCACCAGCATTTCGATATCCAAGCTGGTCTGATTGAACATCGTGCGGTAGATATCGATGTAGGCCGAGCCGGTCTTGGCACGCAGTTGCACCGCGCCGAACGTCTGCGTTCCTTCTGCGGCAGGCGCAGAACCGGGAGCCACCCACGACAGCGCGGCGCCGGCCGTGCGCGATGGCAGATCGACATTGCCGATCAGACCGTCGAGCACCACCGCCCCGGCCGCCCGCACCATCATGCGGTTGCGCAGGATGTCAATGAATCCCAGTTTGCTGGTTGGGATCAGGTTGGCGCCGGTTACCGTGGTGATTGCACGCTGTTGCATGCCGCCCGAATGCTCGGAGCGCAGCCAGTCATACGGAAGGAAGAACCCTTGCGCCTCGCGCCCCAGCCGCTTGGCCGTAGCGTCGCTCGCCTCGCGTTCCAGCCCGGCCGCCCGCCAGTCGTTCGTCGCCAGCGCACGAATCGCACGCAGCAGAGAGAATTGCTGAATCTCCCGTTGGCCCATACCGATGGCCGGTGTGTCGACTGTGCCGGCGCCGGCAGCCGGCACGGCCGTCATGCGCTCTTCGGTTTCAATTGCGCTCTGCAAGCGGTCAACCTGTGCGCGCAGCTCACCCAACTTGGTGGCTTCCGCCTCGGTCAACTCGCGGTCCGTGCGCAGCCGGTTGATCTCCCTGGCCTCATTGGCCGCGGCGATCTGCGTGCGACGCAACTCAACAATTGCGTTGTCCATCTCTACCTCTTTCCCTGGGCTATGCCCAGAGTGGCTAAATACAAATCCAGGTCAATCGCAGCCTGGGTGCGCGCCCGCGCCACCAGCTCTGCGCTATCGACACCGAGTTGGCGCGCCGCCCGGCGCACCGTCTCGGGCATCTGCGTTTCATCGCCCCATAGGGCCCGCGTGCGTGCGTCGACCGTCGTGTCGGGGTAGGCCGGGAAGGTGACCGGGGAGATCTCCCGCAGTTCCACCTTTTTCAGCCGGTGGATGATCTGGTCACCGTCGCCAAAGCGCCATTCGTCGCCATCCGGCAGCAGCTTGAAGCCGAAAGACATCTGGGAAACATACCCACCGTCGACTAAGGTGTAGGCATCGCGGCCGATCTGGGTATCCGGCAGGTCCAGCTCGAAAGCCAGCCCAATGTTGTCTTCCTCCAGTCGCAGCGAACCATTGGTGGTACGGCCGATCACGGCAGCCATGTCATGGTTCCACAGCGCCCGGATATCGCTATCCAGTGAATCAGCGAATGCGCCTGGCGCAATCTCTTCACGAAAGCCCCAGATGACAACCGACAGCCGATTGAACACGGCAGCGTAGCCCCCGATCGTGCGCTTGTTGGTGTCGTTTGGCACCGCGCGCAGCTCTGTGGCGAATAGTCTCCGTTCCATTACGATCCTCCCCCAATCAATTGTGCGACGCTGGCACTGACGGCCTGGTCGATCCATGCGCCGGGATCCACGTCGAACGTGATGTCCAGACGTTGCGCTGTGGCCTCGCACGCCACTAACATCTTGCCGGCAGCCAGGCGCCAGTCGGCGTACTGCCCTTCGATCCATTCAGCCAGGCCGGCGCGCCCGCCGATGCGCAGCGCCTTGGCGCCGCCTTGCCGTACATCGTTTGTCACCAGGTTGATCACCCGCGTGCGCACATCGGCGATCAGCGGTTCCAGCGGTGACCCTTCGTCGATGTCTTCCTCGCGCTTTGGATTCGTCTGCGCAGGCCCGGTAGTGCCCACCTGCCCCATGCTGACGATGGTGCCGTCGGGACGGACCTGTTGCATGTTGAGGGGTAACAGCAGCACATCGCCGGCAGGCATCGGGTCGAGGTTCTCACGTTCGCGCGCTTCGTTGGGCGTGAGCATGCCGGAATTGATCATGGTGCTGTAGGCCGTCGTGCGCGTCTCAATTGTCGCCCGCTCCAGGCCGTCCAACAGGTATTCGACGTAGTACCCGTCACGCCGTTCGGCCTTGGTCAACAGGTCCATGCCCAGCCGCTGTTCGTCGCGCTTGGCCCATTCGAGCAAAGTGAACTGGCGGAAGTTGATGGCATCCATTTCGCTGGATGCGAACGTAGCCGATTGCCCGGCAGCCAGCATGTGCAGGGGTACGCCGTATAACCGGGCCACCTCTGCCACCCCGTATTCGCGGGTCTGGATAAATTGGGCTTCCTCTGGAGGAATGCCTATCGACTCGGGCGTGATGCCCTCTTCCAAGATGTTGATCCTGTGCGCATTCTCCAGGCCTTGCCAGTTCTCAGAGAACGACGCACGCAGACGGGCATAGGCATCGGGGTTGAGTTTGCCGGGGTGCTTCAGGATGATCGATGGCCGGCTGCCGTTGGCGAAATACTTACCGCCGAACTCCTCGGCGGCCGCCGCCAGGCCGATGGCATTCATGGCCTGTCGGATCGGCGACATGCCGATGACGCCGCGCAGGATCAGGTAGCGCAAGTGCAGAACGCGGTAGGCGGGCAGTTCAAACCCTTGGCCCATGGCATCGGACCAGTAGGTGTAGATCAGTTTCCCAGACGACGTTCGCTCTACGCCAACCCGGTCGGGCGACATTGGCCACAACCCTGCGATCCCATAGTTGGAATCGTACTGGATTTCAGCGTAGGCATTGCCCCATCCCATCGTATGCGCCAGGCGCGTCTCGCGCACTTCATAGGCCGTCATCTCGCTGTTGCCTACGCTCTGCAAGATATCATAGACAGGGTGCTCTATGGCCCGCGTGCGGTTGCGCCCTTGACGCCGATACAGCAACAGCGGCACGGAAGCCAGCGCCTGCGACACGATGCGAATGCAGGCGAGGACGGTCATATTGCGCAGCGCCACATCAGCCGTCACGGCGATCCCCGAGACGGACGGCGCCTGGCTGGCAAGCGAGCGCAGCGTCGACATTTCTGCGCCGCGCTTTTCAATCCCAAGCAACCAGCCCGTTACGCTCATTTGGACCTCGCGCGTCGCCAGATCAGCAGCAACCCCACAGACAGGCACAGGCCGCCAACGTAGCCAACCACGGCCGTGATGCCCAGGGTAGCCCAGATGGTCCAGCCGATGGCCAGTAGCCCTACCAAAATCAGAAGATCGATCAGCCAGTCCAACATGCGTTTCCCGGGAAACAAAAAGTGCGCCAGATAGCTCTCGAAAGAGAAACTATCTGGCGCACACAATGGACGCTCTGGATGTTGCCGGTCTCTCCCGGCTGCCACACCACTAAGATTCTCTGGGCAGGTGTCGCCTCTAAAGGGTTATGGTTGCGGAGATTGGACTTGAACCAATGACCTTGAGATTATGAGACTCACGAGCTACCTCTGCTCCACTCCGCAATGGTGCCGGTTGATGGGTTCCCCCGAAAGCCGATTCTAGATCGACCTACCCACCAACCGGTTTCAATCATCAGTGTAGCACGAATGGTCTATGTTCTCAAGACCCTAATCCTGCGCTGCAGTACCGTCAACCGTGGCGATATCTGCCGGCGTCTCAACAACATGGCGCACAATGACCGTCCGGCCGGTGCGGGCCGTCTCAACCAGGTCAATGCACGCCAGGCGGCTATCGTGACGGCGCACCTCCAGGTAGCGACCGTCTAGGAGCGTACCCCAGTGCTTGCCCAGTGCGCGCAGGTCAATCTGCATTTCCACGTTAGCCCCCCGATGCGTCGATAGAATCTCTTTCGACAGTTTCAAGCGCAGCAACTACAGCCGGATCGGATACAACACAAATGTCCATACCGCATTCAAGAACGATAACGCGGTGACCGGGGAACGTGCGCCCCATGGATTCCCGCAACGCGTTATATGCGGACATCGTAAGCCGCTCTTGCATTAGTATTGCGATCGTGTCGCCCGGTGCCAGTACCAGCCGGCGTACATCCAAGAGTTTCTCAACCGACTGTAGAAATTCGTCGCCTGTCATATTGTCAGGATCCCCCTCTCTTCATAGATTGATCTTTCGCTTTCGGGATCGTGACGCGTACCCCGGTCCAGGCCCATGATGAGCGCCACCATGCCGTCAATCTTTTCGCGGCTTCTGCGTTTGTCTGGCTTGATATTGCCTGCCGGGTCGCGCTGGGCAACCAGGTTGTGAGCATTCCAGGCGAGTACGGGATGGCCACCATGGTTCAAGCGCCGCGAGACGATCAGCTTCTCTGGCTCTTTCATGGGTGCGCTCATCGATGCAAACCCCTGCCCAACTTGGACCATGACTAGCCCCATCTTTTCTACCCGCTGATAGACCTCTGCGGCGCCCCACCGATCAAACCCAATCTCTGCAATATTGTACGTCTGGGCATCGCGGTCGATCTGGTCATAGATCCATTCGTAGTCGATCACCTCACCCGGGATGGCCGTCAAGAATCCCTGTCTGACCCATGCATCATAGGGCACACGATCATTGCGGCTGCGCTCATACATCGTCGCCTCTGGCACCCAGAAACGTGGCAGAATTATCCACCTGTCATCCTCGGGTGTAGGCGGGAAAAGCAGCACGAACGCTGTCAGGTCCAGATTGTTCGACAGGTCCAGACCGCCGTAGCATAGCCGGCCGGCGAGCGCCGCCTCATCGATCACGTCGGTGCATGCCTTCCATTTGTCAGGATGGATCCACAGGGCCGCGGCGTTGGTCCATATGTTTAGATGCTTGGTGAGAAAGTTGGTCAGCGCACTGGGCAGCTCGCGCGCCCTGATCGCCTTTCGCCGCAAATCGTCTAGCTTGACACTCACGCCCAAATTCGGGTTCGACTTAACCCAGTTGCGTTCGTCTGACCAATCGTCGCCTTCGTCCAGAGTGAACACGCACCCAAAGAAAGAGTCATCCTCCACAATCCCGTCCAAGACTTTCAGCACATACTCACGCTGCTGAAAGCAGAACGAATCCTGGTTGAAGCCAGCCGTCGTGATCGCAAACACGAGGGGCTGCCGCCTGGCGCCGGTGGCCGTCTCCAAGACATCCCATACTTCTGATGTTCGATGGGCGTGCAGCTCATCCACCAGCGCAGCATGCACGTTCAGGCCATCCAGTGAATCAGCGTCCCGGCCCAGCGGTTCAAACTTGCTGGCTGTGTTGGGGATGTGCAGGTTGTCACGAAAGACCCTGATGCGCTGACGAAGGAAAGGAGACGCCCGGACCATGCGTGTTGCTTCTGCATGCATGATCTTGGCCTGGTCTTTCTTTGTCGCCGCGCTGTAGATTTCCGCACCAGGTTCCCCATCGGCGATCAGCATGTACAAACCGATGCCACTTAACCAGGTGCTCTTTCCATTCTTGCGCGCGACCTCCAAATAGCCAGTCCGAAAGCGCCGCGTGCGGTCGGCTCGATACCAGCCTAGCAGAATCCATGTCACCGCCTGCTGCCATGGCTCCAACTGGATGATCAGCCCCGCCCATTCGCCCTTGGAGTGGCGTAGGAAGCGAAAGAAGTCAATGGCGTGCTGCGCGGCGCTGGCATCGAACCAAAGTCCACGCTGGCCGCCGTCGGCAAGATCGCGGCGATGACGCTCGCACATCAGGCGTATCCAACGGCAGGCGACCTGCGTACCGTCTATGACATTGGTAATGTACTGTTCCGCTGGATGTAGTTTGAACTCACCCACCTGCACGTTGGCGGAGGAAGTCATCGAACGGATCATTCCCCTTTTCCTCTGGCAAGTGAATGCGAGACCGTGCTGCCGGCGTCATGCCGAATTCGATCAGGAGCTTTTGCAGTTGAGCCATGCACCTGTTGGCGATACCTAGATAGGGCGATTGGATGGGAAACCCGTTTTCGGTGTGGACGATCATGCCCTCTTCGTTGAGCTTGGCGACCGCTTCCACCCACCGGGCATAGACATCGCAGTACATAGCGATCGCATCAGCGTCGGCACTGGCGAGTAACCCCATGCCATCCAGCTCACGCGTTACCCTTTTCCACTCCCGTTGCGCTGGCTGCGACAGGTGGTCCGGCATTCGCGGTCGCTTCCGGCGTGGCTTCGGTTCCGCCCGGTTCAACGGTCGCTTCCCCGGATTGCCCGCCAGTTCCTTCAGTTTTGTTGGCGTCGGTCTGCGTCCCATTGTCCATTCCCCAGTTCCAAAGCACTTGGCTCCGTCTACGCCGCTTACCACTGCGCGCCCACTGTGCCATGACCCCCCCTTGCCATTTTGACCCCCCCTTAATTATTTCGCGGGTGTGTGTGATCTGC